TTGAAGAAGTACATGAAGAAGAAGTTGCAGAAGGTCGCATGAGCATGAGACAACTTGCCAGCATGGACAAAGATGCTGCTCGCAAAATTGAAGCAATGGTTGGTCCTGAAAGTAAGTACGCTGACATGGGCGACTACCAAGAAGCATTGTACAGAGCTGCAATGAAAATGGGATTGATCCGTGAAAATATTGAAGAAGAAGTGGTCTCAGAAGATCGTGAAGTAATGGTTAGAGCAACTAACATTAAATATGATGGACCAGCACTTGATAAACTTCCAACAGATGTAAATGTAAAAGTAATGGTTAATCCTGGCGACGGCGAAGATGAAATTTTTGATATGGTTGCTGACGAACTAGAAGATCGCTATGGTGTCAAAGTAAGTGGTTTTGATATGAAGATGATGGAAGCATTAACAAAAGCACAACAAGATGCAATTGATGCTGCTCCTGGTAGAACCATTGATGATATGAGCCCATTAGAACGAGACTCTTTGAAACGTAGTATTAGAAAGAATCAAATGAATCCTGATGGATCTCTTGCTAATCAAAGTGAACCTAGCAAGGCATACTTTAAGAAGATGGGCTATGATAAGTTAATGGGAGTTAAAATTGAGGATGCAATTGAAGAAGAAGATGTAATAGGTGATATCATTGATAAACTAAACAAGATGGGCGTAAAAGGCAAAAGTCCAAATAAACCAAGAATGACTTTACCAAAATCAAAGCCTGCAGAGCCAATTGGTAGTGATCCAGAAACAGGCGCAACAAAAGGTCTTCCACCAGAAGAAGTATACAGTACACAGCAACTACAGCAGATTGCTAATCAAAACCGTATTACTAAACCAGCACTTAAAAAAGAATCTACTTTTGCAGATTGGAGTAAAAAATAATGTCAGACTTTTTCTCAATGGTACAAAAACTAAATGCCATTTCACAAAACGAGGAAGTGGATGTTACTCCAAGTCCTGAAACAACAACAAAGCGTCAAGAGATTGCTGAAACAGCAACTCTGCTAAACAAGTTCAATGCTATTAGTGCAGAAAATCCTTACACACCAGTCGTAGCAGAAGCACAAGAGGCAGAAGTTGAAGAAACAATGCAGGATCGTTTTGCTAAGTTTTTAAAGGCAGAACGCACAGCAGGCACCGAAGTTGAAGAAATGAAATCAATGATTGACGAAGGTACAGCAGAATATGAATATGCTGATCGTGCATTTTCAAAGATTGCCGAAACAATCAACACACTTGAACAAATGGTGCGAGAAGGCGGTATGCTAGAACGTAAGATTTCACAAGCAGGAGGCGACCCAGCAGCACTTGCAGATATGCGTCAAGCACTAAGTGATGCATATGATGCATATGAAATTGCACACATGGATGCACTAGGCAGTGCGGCAAAGGAAGGCTAATGCGGTTCCGTCAATTTTCAGAAGGTGCGATGGATGACACAATTCGCATCATGCAGAAAACATTCTCACCTGAGCGTAGAGCAGTACAGGATAAAGTGTTGGAAGTTGTGCGCATGGTGCAAATGGGCAAGGGCGATAAGATGGAACTTGCTCGTGCTATTACAGAACTTGCTAAAAGCGAATTAGAAGTAAAGCGCAGTGATCCTGATCTTAAAATTAGTGTAGATCAAAATCTTGGTATGCTAGATCGTGCAATGAAAGCAGTAACAGGCATGAGTGAAGGCATTACTGAAGATGAGATAGAAGAATATAAAAGCCTAGCAAGTCTACGCAACAGGTCAAGTTTGGATGCAATGGCTAGATTGCAGGATAGAAACAAACCAAAGACACCAAAAGTTATTCAGATTCCCAAGGGCACACAACTAGACTTGTTTAAAAAAGCAGCGGGTGAAAGTGTTGAAGAGTCACTCACAGAAGAACAGTTTGATGAAAAAGCAGGCGAAAAAGATGCTTGCTATCGCAAAGTAAAATCACGTTACAAAGTATGGCCCAGTGCATATGCTAGTGGCGCACTAGTACAATGTCGCAAGGTTGGTGCAGCCAACTGGGGTAATAAGAGCAAGAAGAAAAAGTAATGCGAGCCTATGAACTACATGAGGATCTAAAAGCGTGGTTCGGCAAAGGTAAACAAGGCGGCGCCGGTGGTGGTGGCTGGGATGCTTATGATAGTTCAGGCAACCGCATAGGTAAGTGTGGCGATACTAAAGGAAAGTCAAAGCCCAAGTGTTTGAGTAAGAGTGCAGCAGCAAAATTGCGTAACGCAGACAAAGATGGCGATGGTAAAAAAGACGGCAAGGCAGGTATTGCCCGTGCTGTTAAACGCAAAAGAGACCAAGACCCTAATAGGAATCGCAAGGGCAAAGCAAAGAATGTGAGTAACTAAAATGGGATTACTATTAGAACAGATTGAAATTGTCGAAGGTGAAAAAGAAATTGCAACAGTAATAAAAGCAATTAGAACTGGTGCAAAAGATGTAGATGAAATTCGTCAATACATTGAAAAAAGCACAGGTAAGTCTATGGCTGATGTAACAGATGCAGATATTAGACAAGGCATTGCAAGAGGATATAAACTTGCAAGACAAGGAGCAGGCAGGGCGCAGAGTTATGTTTCTCCTGGTATGGCTAAGGCTGCTGCTGACAAATACGATACATATGGACAATTGGCAGCACCTACAGTAGCAGGTATGGCAGACAAAGGCAACTATCAAGCAGTAAGTCCAAGCGGTGAGCCAATTGATATTGATGTAGATCTGTCATTGAGCGATGTTTCTAGCATGATGAACATGTATAACAAATTGGAAAAAGATTTCCCGCAAGCAGCGAAGCGTCTACGCAGTGGCGACTTTCCAGGTGCTTTAAATACACTTTACAAGCGTATGGCTAGATAATGAGAGCAAACGAGTTTATATTAGAAAGAGTTACTGGAACAATTGATCCTCGCACCGGCGATGTTGATATGGTAAATCAGCGTACCGGCAAGATGACTCAATTACGAAAAGATACACGGACTGATATAGATGATGAAGGCACTAAAGTTTACAGGGGCGGAACGTTAAGAAGTGTCAGTACTCCTAAAATTGGTGGCTTACAAGCAAAGCAAACATTTAGACCAGATAGCACTCCGGGTTATCAGCAAGTAGATTATGAAACAGGTGGAGTTAGTGTTTCAGCAAAAGGATCACCTGAAACTGGATATGATCAGTCTGTAAGGTATAAAATGGGCGGCATGGATGTAGGCACTACACAAAAATATAGTGGTCAAAAATCAATGGACATGGGCTATCAAATTAATCCTGGGACAAAAGTTAATGTAACATCTAAAATATCAAAGCCTGGTGCTAAACCTGTTACTAAAATGTCACTAACACAAAGTCAATTTGAAGATGTACAAGCAGCAATTCGCGAACACATTAAGATGGGCGTACCATTTACAGAGTGCATGTTTCGTGCAGGCAGTCCTGCATTTACAGAGTTTTATCGTCAAGTGCGCGAGTGCGCAGACAAACTAAACTTGGATTGGGAAGATCAAGAACTGATTGCTACAGACATTGGTGAATGTATCATGGTAGAAGGTGAAATTGTAGCACTTGATGTACCTATGATTGAAGAAGAAGAACTTGATGAAGCAGAGTATCAAGGACGCAAAGTAAAACTTAACAGTCCAAAGCGTGGCGGACCTAAAAAGTTTTATGTATACACGAAGAATAAAAAAGGCAACGTGATCAAAGTATCATGGGGCGACACAACTGGACTTAGTGTAAAAGCAAAAGACAGAGGTGCAGTTAAAAGTTTTGTTGCACGCCATAAATGTAAACAGAAAAATGACAAAACAAAAGCAGGTTATTGGGCGTGTCGTACACCACGTTACAAGGCCCTAGGAGTTAAAGGCGGACAATGGTGGTAAAACCTTACGAGGAAACCCAAGTCGCACCTAACATCAAGCATAGAACATTTAGAGAAGACGCAGACAACAGTGACCTTTGCTGGCACCGTGATGCTGAGGATCGTACAGTTCGTGTGTTAGAAGGTGCAGGATGGAGTCTACAGTTAGACAACCGTTTGCCCATGGCACTAGTTCCTGGCAGAGAATATTTCATTCCTGAAGCAGTTTATCACAGACTTATTAAAGGATCTAGTGATTTAACTGTTGAAATTACACAACATATCTAGTATAATACATTTATGAAACAGGTATTACCTTTTTTAGAAACAATGATAACACAATCATGTCAACTAAGTTGCACGGGTTGTACAAACTATAGTGACTTAAGGCACAGTGGATATGTAAAATGGCAATACGGTAAACGTGATCTAGAACAGTGGCTTGAACGCTTGGATATACCGGACTTTGGTATTATGGGCGGTGAACCGTTAATAAATCCAGAAGTTAAACAATGGCTAATTGGTGTACGAGAACTTTTGCCAAATAGTCAGATACGCTTCACAACAAATGGATTACTATTAGAAAAGCATTGGGACATTATTGAACTAATGCATGACTTGGGAAATGTAAGTTTTAAAATAACTGCACACACTCCTGAGTTGCTAGAACATACAATTAATAAAATAATGACGATGTATGAATGGCGACCTGTGAATGAATATGGTATTGATAGATTAATAACTACTAACCAATTTAGGTTACATGTTAAGACACCACTGAGTTTTCTAAAAACATTTCGCAATGACTACGCAGATATGATGCCTTGTTATAGCGATCACAAGCAAGCATTTAATAGTTGTATACAGCAGACATGTCCTTTACTATACAAAGGAAAGATATACAAGTGCAGTACCAGTGGCTTACTAAGCGATACACTGGCAAAGTTTGGTAATCCAAATATAGAGTATTGGCGGCAGTTTATCCCCAAGGGAATATCTCCCACTAGTAACAGCGATGAAATACAAGAGTTTATAGCAAACTTTGGGAAACCTAACAACATATGTGCGCAATGTCCAACACACTTGGATAAAGAACAAATAATAAATCATCTTGACACAGTTGCATTTAAATAGTATAATAACTTATAATCAATAAGGAGTACTCACATGAGTGACAGAGTTTTCGGGCCTGAAGAAAAGGCAAAACTAACACAACTAGTAAACGAAGGCATTACAGTAATGCAGGAAGTCGATGACCTTAATGATGGTCTCAACGATACAATCAAAGCAATTGCAGAAGAAATGCAGATTAAACCAAGTGTATTGAAAAAAGCATTGCGCACAGCATACAAAGCAGACTTTGACAAGCACAGTGACGAATACAGCGAACTTGAGAACATCCTGGCTACTGTAGGCAAAATCTAAGTGCAAAAAGTAAAACAATTTTGGATTAACAGTTACACCAGTGACAAGACTGCGTTTTGCTTTGAGTTAATTAGTTTTATCTTTACAGTGGGCGCAAGTATGTTGTTGGCAGTAAATGCTGACAATCCAAACATGTTAATTGTATATCCAGGATTTTTTATAGGCAGTCTTACACAACTGTATGCAAGTTGGCGCAGAGGAGCAGCATGGATTATGTTGCTTACCTTCTATTTTGCATGCATTAATGTGTTTGGATATGGAGTAGCGGCACTATGGTGGTAGATTACTATACAATGCACTGGAGCGACCTAGTTGGACTAACAGGCATGCTATTACTAGTGTTTACTTTTTTTCTACTGCAAACAGATCGTATAGATCCAAAAGGATTTAACTACAGTTTTTTTAATCTTTTAGTTGCTATATTCCTAGGAATTAACTTGTACTATAAGCCAGTTCTTGCTAATATAGTACTAGAAGTATTTTGGGCTTCAATGAGTTGTTGGGGTATATACAAATGGCACAAGGCAAATAAATGAGTTATGTAGACGCTTATTTTGATAGGGAACGTGATCGTATCCATGTAGTGGAACGTGTAGAT